GACTCATCGGCGCGGAGCAATTGACTCAAGAAACAGAGGTAGTCTAATGGGACTCGTGCCACTCCAGGTTGTAATTGGTCTGAAGGCAGATCGTCAGCATGATTTTCCGCCCTTCAATGAACTTGACTCCGCTTTACGCAGTGACATGGATTGGAGCCATTTTGTTGACAAATTTGGCGGTTGGCATTACGATCAAGTTGCCGGCCACGTTGATGATGATTCAGTCAACAATTCGCCGGTAGACACTTGGTTAGGTTTACTTTTGGTGCCTGATGATTTTGCCCAGGCCGCTGTTTTACGGTGGCCAACTCGTTGTTTCATCAAAACGGAAGTTGAAGCTGAAGCATTGTATAACGAGCGTTGCCATATCCGTGACCCTGAGATCAGGGAAGACACTAATGTTCTTCAAGCTATTGTGGCCAAACGTGATCTCGGCATTCCCGAAGATCAGGCTGATCTTGATGCACTTAATCCGGATCATCCAGCTCTGGGGCGTCGAAGAAACACCAGGAAAACTTGGGCTGGTTTCAAGAGTGCTGAAGGGGTCACGATTAAGCTGTGAATCGAAAGTTGAGTGTTTATATCACTGTGCCGAATGGTAACGGCTGGCTGCATAAGCTGGTTCATTTTGCGGTGTGTAAAATGCTTGCCGACCGTCGCTACCAAATTCGCCATGATTGTCCAACACATACCCCGTATGTCAATAATTTACATCATTGTGCGAAGGATTTTCTTGACGGCCAGGAGAATTATTGGCTTTCGATTGATACTGACAATCCGCCAATTAACAATCCGTTGGATCTGATTGAGCACGATTGCGATGTAATAGGGTTACCTACGCCAGTTTGGCATAACGCAGTTAAGGGGGACCGTCCTTGGTATTTTAATGCTTTGGACTGGAACGAAGAGGAGGAAGCTTATCGACCACATCAACCTTGCCAAGGTTTTCAAGAGGTCGATGCTATCGGGAGTGGCTGCTTTTTGGTGGCGCGGCGAGTAATTTTGAAGCTGAAGGATCAACAACCTTTCGCGCGAATTTGGAATCCTGATGGTACTGTTGAAATGGGTGGAGACTATTCATTTTGTCGCAAAGTGAAGAGCGCAGGTTTTCGGGTTTGGACACACTACGACTATCCTTGCCATCATCTCAATGAATTGAACCTCATTGAAGTGATCCGGGCATTCCAAGGGATGACATAATGGCCACAACAGCTACACCTTGGTGTGGTAATGACGCTGATAAGTTGTATCTTCAAAGTGGTCAATTCACTTCCACTTTGAAGACCAGTTTGTATGTCGGTGGTGTAGAAGAATTTCCGATAGGTATTTGTTGGGATGGTACTAATACACCTTGGTGCGGATACGTTGGTAATAAACTGTATCTTCAATCAGGACAATTCACATCCACCTTAAAAACAAGTCAAGATACCAGTGGTATAGACTCTAATGCAAAAGGCATTACTTATGATGGTACCAATACACCTTGGTGTGGTGCTCAAGCCGGTAAATTGTATTTACAATCAGGGCAATTTACTTCCACTGTTAAAACTAGCTTCATTGTTTTTGGTGTTGATTCTAGTCTCGGGGGTATCAGTTGGGATGGGACTAATACACCTTGGTGCGGTGCTGAAGCCGATAAATTGTATCTTCAATCAGGACAATTTACCTCGACTGTTAAAACAAGTCAAGTTATTGGCACCGTTGATGGCAATCCGACAGGAATATCTTGGGACGGTGTTAATACACCTTGGTGTGGTTTTGCCGACGATAAACTTTATCTCCAAAGTGGTCAATTTACCTCGACATTAAAAACAAGTCAAGACATCAGTAGTATTGATCTCAATCCCCATGATATCAGTACCGATGACTATGATGGACGAGTTGGAGGTGGTCCTGCGGAGTATTTTCCCGAAGCCTCTGATGCTGTTACCATAAATGATACTGCCGGTTTTGATGCAGTGTATGTGGTCGTTGCCTCTGATGCTGTTACCATAAATGACACTGCTGGTTTTGATGCAGTGTATGTGGTTGCCGCCTCTGATGCTGTTACCATAAATGATACTGCTAGTGTTACTAGAGTGTGGGAGGTTGCCGCCTCTGATGCTGTTACCATAAGCGATGTTGCCAGTTGTTTTAGAATACGCGAGGTTGCCGCCTCCGACGCTATTACCGTAAGCGATGCTGCTAGTTGTGTTAGAGCGTGGGAGGTCGCCACTTCTGATATGCTTAGTCTTATTGATGAGGCGGTAGTGCGTCTAGCACTCAATTTGACTTATTACGGCACGTTTGAAGAGGCAGGCGGGTACTTTGAAAGCCGTCTACATGAATGGGCGTGGTCCGCCGCATCAACAAGAAACAAGGAGAGGGCTTTGATTGAAGCTTGTTGTTTGATGGACGGATTGTGTTACAAGGGCTATAAGCACACCGTCTACGGGGTGATGGAGCAATGGGGAGAAGGCACAGAGATTGATGACAGCAAACTTGTTGAGATTCGCGCTGCTGAGGCTGCGCAACGAAATGAGTTCCCACGTGGGCCGGATACAGAAGTTCCTGAAGACATTCTCATTGCGCAATATGAGATTGCACACAGTCTTTTGGATAACAAGGACCCGGAGCTAGAATTGGAGATTCTGGCTATTGCGAGTTCGACATACGGAGGTGTTAAAACAATGTACCAGCGGGATCAACTTCCACTGGAGCATTTGATTAACATGATTCCGAATGCCGTCGCATGGCGGCAGATTCGGCCGTACTTACGGGACGGTGATGAGATCAACTTATCGAGAGTTTCGTAATCTTGTTTGTCCGGCGTAACTTGTTGTTACGCTTTGCCCTACCAGCGGGCACGAATTGCTGGGTGAACCGCGAGTAACTGACGACTCGTGTATGGTTCGTTGATAACATTCGTCAGGTGGAGATTCAGCAATGAATACCAATTTGCGTAGACTGTATTTGGCCCCGAGTCGCGTTGCTTGCTTCGATGGTGAGGGAGGCGACGGAGGCGACGGTGCTGGTGCTGGTGCTGGTGATGCGGCAGCGGCAGCGGCAGCGGCAACGGCAGCGGCAACGGCAGCGGCAACGGCAGCGGCAACGGCAGCGGCAGCGGGCAGCGGCACCGGAGGCGGCACCGGAGGCGGTGATGCTGGCGGCCTGACAGGGAAGGCGTTTGATCAAGATGATGTGAATCGTTTTCTGGCTGAGGATCGTCGAAAGCACCAGTCAGCCTTGGCAGGCGTGGAGGCGAAGCTGCGAGTGGCCCTTGATGATAAGGATATGACTGAAGCGACACGGAAGGCTTTGGAGGAGAATCTGGCTTCGATTCAAGGTCAATTGCGGACGAAAGAACAGCAATTGGCGTTGGAGAAGCAGCAGTTGGAGGAATCACACGGCACGGTAGTGACTGATTTGCAGAAGAGAGTGGAGTTTTGGGAAAACCTGTACCGTGACAGTACGGTGGAGCGCGCTCTACTAGACGCCGCTGTCAAGAACGAGGCGTTCAATGCTGATCAGATTGTTGTGCTTTTGCGTCCTCAAACCAAACTTTTGGAGGAAGTAGACGAAGGGTCCGGTAAGCCAACTGGGACATATCGACCGATGGTTACAATGGATGATGTCGATACCAAGACGGGTGAACCGGTCACCATGGTTCGCACACCGGTGGAAGCGGTGAAGCGGATGAAAGAACTGCCCGAGACCTTCGGTAACCTGTTCAAGTCAGGTGTCGTGAGTGGAATTGGGGCAGGACAAGCGACCAGTGGAACAACGCTGGGTAAAGGCGGCACGGTTGACGTGCGGAAATTGTCTCCGCAGCAATACCGAAAACTCCGAGATGAGAACCCTGAAGCTCTGGGGTTGCGACCAAAGTCTTCTTAAGCTTGGTCGCCGCTAAATCGATTAGGGGTGTGAATTGACTGAACGGACGCATTGCGCGTCTAACGAAATCAACGGAGAAAAACAATGAACACTCTGTATTTGTGTGAGGCTCAGGTCGCTTGCTTCGCTAACGACAATGACGCCTTTATTCCGGAACAGTGGGCCCAAGAAGGCTTGGCGATTCTGGAAGAGAACATGGTTGCCGCTAATCTTGTCCACCGCGATTTTGAGAACGAAGTTCGCGATTTCGGTGATGTGGTCAATACTCGGCGCCCCGGTACTTTCAAGATCAGCCGGAAGGTTGATGGAACCGCTTTGGTACAGCAAGACGCCAGTGCGACTAACGTGCCCGTCCCTCTGGACCAGTGGTTCTATACTTCGTTCGTCATCAAGGACGGTGAGGCCAGCAAGTCGTTTCAGGACTTGGTGGACATTTACCTTCGCCCCGGTATGCAGACCATCGCGCGGGCCGTGGATCGGGCCGTTCTCGGTCGTTGCCACAATTTCCTGCGGGCTCCGGCTAATCGTGTCGGGCGTCTTCAGAATCTCACGAGCGTCAACAGCAAGGCTTACATGCTGGAGGCCCGCGAGGTACTGAACGTCAACAAGGCCCCGACTGACGGCCGCAACCTGGTTCTGGCTCCGTCCAGCGAGACTGCGCTGCTCAATAATGACCTGTTCCTGAAGGCTAATGAGCGCGGCGACGGCGGGACTGCTTTGCAGAACGCCGAACTCGGCCGAATCCTCGGCTTCTCGACTTACATGGACCAGAATGTGAACAGTTTGCTTTATGCTTCGGTCTCGGCTTCCGAGGTTGCGGCGGGCACGATCACCAATCCTTTGGCGGCCGGTGGTAGCGGTTCGCAGGCTTGTTCGATCGCTGGCTATGAAGTGGTTGTTGGCGAATTCGTCACGGTAGTCGGTAACGATCAGCCGACTTGGTGTACGGCGCGTACCGCGTCTACCAACACTACGGCTATCACGCTGCATGAGGCGAACAAAAACGCCACACTCGGTGGTGCTGTGGTAGTGGCCTACAAGAAGTGTACTGCTTCGGCCACCTTTGCGGCTGGCTTCAGTGAGGCTGTTACTGTGGACAATTGGACCACTGTCGCTCCCGCGATTGGTCAGTTGGTTGCTTTCGGGGTTGGTGCGTCTCGCCGGACTTACACAGTCATCGAAAGTTGGCTGAGTGCAGTTGGCGTACAGTCGCTTATTCTGGACCGTCCGCTTGAGGTTACCGTGACCTCGGCTGATGCCTGCTTCCCTGGCCCGGCTGGCGCGTTGAATCTGGCGTTCCATCGGGATAGCCTGGCTCTCGTCACTCGTCCGCTTGCTGTTCCGACTAACGCTCTCGGCGTGATGAGCCATGTCGGCGCGTACAACAACATCGCCATGCGTGTGACGATGCAGTACGACATCGGCGCTGGTGGTACGGTGGTCAATCTTGACATCTTAGCGGGTGTCGCTATTCTTGACCAGAATTTGGCCGTAGTTTTCCTCGGCTAAATCGTGTTGCTCGAAACGGCTACCCTCTCGGAGTAATCCGGGAGGGTGGCTTTCTCTTACTGTTTGCGTACTGGAGGTAGTCATGGATTGGCATACGGCATTGTTTGTTGTGAAGCAGTACGGGCCTTTGGTTGTGGTTGTAAGTTTTCTGTTGTGGCAAGGCTGGATGCGTGAGTGTCGATTGACGGACCGTATTGACAAACTGGAAGACGAGCAGCGGAAAGTGCTTCTACCACTCGTGAAAAAGTGCGCTCGGGTTATTACTCAGAACACTGGTATCATGGGTAGGTTGGAGCGAGCGTTGGATGAGCGCTGGAAACAATCTCAAGCTCAAGCTCAATCAAAAGGCTAAGGTATGCAATCTCACCAGTATTTTCTGAGTCGCCAGATGCAGACTGCGTTGTACACTCTTAAACGTCAGTACGGAGGCCCTATTACCATCTATCGGCTGTTGAATTCTGAGGTTAATTCTCAGACTGGTGTGGTCGCTGTTAGGACTCAAGTTACCCGCGTCAGACGTGCTGCTGTTTTGCCGGCGCTTCTTACGAGAGATGTTGTTCGCAACATCTCGATAATCTCGGCTGATAAGCAGATGGTCCAAGGCGGGAGTTACGATGTTAGCAAACGTGTTTTCATCATTGATCGACGTGATGCTCGATCTTTGGTGTTGAGTCAGGCTGACTGGCTTGTGTGGGATGGCGTCAAGTACCAATTCGAGAAAATCGAGAAACTGGAATTCCGAACGGGTTGGATTATTACAGGTAAGGCACTTCTTGGTGAGACGGATTTGGAGACCGGGTTACAGCAATCATTGGAAGCGTCCGATGCCTTGACTGTTGGTGATGTCGCAGCCGAAGAGGTGGTGTAAGATGTCAGTAGACAGTAATTGGGCACGCTGGATTTTTGCCTCGTTGGCGACATACCTGAAGCAAGTCGCCACGGATAATGACATTGCCGCCCTCATAGAGGGTGTTGATGACCGTACTGATGCGATTATGCAGGCCACCGAGCACGTTGAGATCGCTATTACTGGACCATTTTCTCGTGAGATGAGTCACAACTACTACGAACTTAAAGTAGGGATACGTATACTGATTCAATCGCGGATGGATAACCCACCCAAGAATCGGTACTCGCCGCAACGTATTGCTGGTATCTACCACGAGGCAATGGACGCCGTAATTGCGGTTTTTCGGTACGGAGACGATTTAGAAGATGACCAAACACAACTTGGCTGTTTGTCGCCGGCAAAAGGCCGAAATGATGCACTGCGTGTGTTTCACTTTGGTCAGATGACTCCGACAGATCGGCTTCGTCAGTCAATGGTTGACTGCTGGTATGTGATGGAATTAACAACTGACGACTAAGCCATGAGAGGAGAAATCAAATGGCCAGAATTGAACTTCGTGATTGTATTGTTCGGTTTAAGGATGGGTTGAGCGGCTTGGCAATCGCTACCACTCCCGCTGAGAATGATCTGACGTTCCCACTCACCGGTGTTGTGTTGAATACTGCCGACACCGATTTAGTACCAGTTGGTGCGCGATTCACAATTTTGGGTGAAACTGTTCAGACTGTTCACTTGGTCGCAAGCCGAATCCCTACATCGACTAGCCCGACAACCGATATTACTTTTACGCCTAAGTTGGGCGCGGGCACTTATACGTCGGAGGCGCAGAAAACTCTTACCTTCTTACCGCAGCAAATCGAGATCAAGATTGGTGATGGAAACCTTACCTACACCGAGAACCGGACCTACGAGTATATGTTGGACCGGGGCGATCTTGACACGGTGCGAGAAGGTGACCAAGTGCCTCTTGATGTGAGGCTGGAATGCACCTATGAGCACATTACAACGGGTACTTCGGAAACGATTACCCCGATGGATGCGCTGAAGGGTATTGCCGGCGCGGTCGAATGGGTGACTTCGGCTACGGATCAATGCGAACCGTATGCTATCGACATCGAAGTCGAGCATGATCCATCTTGCGGTACTGCTCAAGCGGAGATTACGCTCTTTCCGGATTTCCGAGCAGATAGCAAGGAAGCTAACTTTCAGGACGCAACAATTTCGCTCACCGGCAAGTGTAATGCCATCGAGCCTGACGTAAACCGTGAAAGCTAGGAGGTAATCTCATGGCACGAATTGAACTTCGTGATTGTATTGTTCGATTCAAGGATGGTTTTGGCGGAACGGCCGCGGTGAATGATCCTGATAGCGCCCTCGTCGCGACTGATGTTGTGATGGAGATTGA